AAAAATGCCTTAAAAAAGTTGCGCGCACATGAAGGGTGCGCTTGTCTTAATGAGGAAGTAGATAATAAATTATCTGCTTAGTCGTAAAATACTTGCGTTTGTACCATTTTTCTTCGCGGTTGTTGCGAACCGCGGAGTTATGAGGATTAAGGGTATTAGTCAGTTCGACTCTGACATATCCTCACCGTATAAAATAAACATTTTAACAAGAGAGCGAGAGAGAAAAATATGTTAAACAAGAAAGATTTAATTGAAATTATTGCAAAGCAACAAGAAACTACAAAGGTTGAAGCTAAGAAGATTGTGGACGCCTTTACCGATGGTATCAAGTCCATTATGAAGGACAACAAGTCAGTAAACATTACAGGCTTTGCTAAGTTCGAAAGCAAGTATAAAGAAGCTTACAAGCGTGTGTTTGGTGTAACTGGTGAATTGATTGAAGTTCCAGCACATCACGTACACAAGGCAACTCTATCAAAGAAGATTGCTGAATAATTAAATTAACAGTTCATCCGTTAGTCCATGGAGCTATAAAAACCCACGATCGAATGGGCTGTTGGGTTGGTTAAGCAGTCCGAACTAAATAATGTCACACGGAAGCGCTCGTGTGATTTTCAAAGCAGATAATAACCAGTGAAAACCTCCTTAATAACAAATAAAAAATGAAACTGAGATTATTGTCTGTTGTGAAAACTACACGAGCGTAAATTATGTGACGAAGGGGACAATCATATGAATTTAGATATTGATGTCGCCCTCAAGAAGCATGTTGAGTTCGTGCTTAGAAAAATGGACGAAATTGAAGCGTGCGAAGAACTATCAATTCATAACATGGCAGACCTTGACCGGTATGCACACATATTAAGAAATCTAGCACAAACTCACGAAGCAATTATGAAGTAAAGAGGTGAGTCAATGGCAGGAAAGATATGTGTCATCTGTGGTAAAGAAAAAAGGTCTAACCAACTTTTGAGACACAAGAACTTATTACTTGATACTAGCTTTTCTATATGTCGCGATTGCGCCAATATGGTAGCCGATTTTAGCAATGAGGATTCAGTTATTGAAATGGCTCAATTCGCAAATATTCCCTTTGTTAAGAATCTTTATATTGACGTAAAAAGAACAAGCAAGAACCCTAATTTCGGAGAATATTTAAAGAAAATAGCTCCGTATAAGAATTTCAAGACCTTCTCAGATTCTGTATTCACAACAGATCATGCCGAGGAAACAGTAAGTATTACTCCCGAATTAGAAAGTAGATGGGGCAAGGGATATAACGAAGAAGAATATGCTTATTTTGAGAATGTGCTACAAGGTCTTATTGCAATTAAACCGGCAACAACGGCATTTGAAATTCAGAGATATGTTGCCAATGTAAAGTTGAAGGACGCATTGGATAAGGCGTTTATGGATGGAGACTCTAAGGCGATCACTGCCTTACGTAAAGCATATTCAGAAGATTCAAAGGATTTAGGGTTTGACGCTGTGCTTAGTGGGAATGATGACAGTGGAAAGACGTTGGGTCAAAGAATTCAAGGTTGGGAACTTAGTGAACCTGTTCCAGATAGCGATAAATACGAAGACGCTGCTGGCTTAAAGAAGTACATTGAAAAATGGTTCGTGATTCCTATGAAGAGAACCTTTGGTGTCGCCTCTGAAAAGGAGGTTGAAAGTCTATATGAAGACTGAAAAGACACAACAAAAGTCTAGCTATTTTGAAAAACGAGAACGCAACCTGATGAAATGGGTTGGATATTGGCGAAGAAACCCACAGATATTCGTAAAAGATTATCTTGGAGTTAACCTGAAGCCTTATCAGAAATTGTTGTTTTACATGATGAATAAGGTTGATTTCTTCATGTATATTGCGGCGAGAGGTCAGGGAAAAAGTTTCCTTATTGCTTTGTACTGTATTGTTCGGTGTATTTTATACCCTGGAACAAAAATAGTACTGGCTTCAGGTAAAAAAGAAACGTATATATTTTGGGAGGATACATATCGTAAGAGTAACGAAGAGATGGACCGTAGAGGAAGAGAAGTTCCTCAAGGATAACTACGGAAAAATGACATGCCGAGAAATAGGCGATTATTTGGAGAGATCTGTAGGATCTATAAGAAAACATCTTCCATATTTAGGCTTAAGTCGATCAAGATACAAATATAGCTTTAATGCTTCGTATTTCAATATAATTGATACGCCAGAAAAAAGCATATTGGCTAGGATTCATTGCTGCTGATGGATGCATTATAGATACAAGCTCTGAAAAGGGTTCACAGAAGCGTCTTAAAATTGAGTTACAAAAAAGTGACGATGAACACCTTAAAAAATTTAGAGAATGTATTAATGGAAATCACCCAATCACATACCATGAATCAGTAAACGAAAAACGAAATATTTGTTCTGAAGAATGTCAAATCGTTATTTATTCAGCAAGCATGGTTGAGGATTTAGAGAAACTTGGATTATATCCAAGAAAAACATATTCTTTGCCATTCCTAACAGAAGAGCAAGTTCCTATAAGACTTATGCCACATTACATTCGAGGTTTTATAGATGGAGATGGAGCTTTTACTTCACATATCCGTGATGATCGTAATAGGCGCGTTGCCGAGTTTACAGTTACAGGTGCAGATAAATCGTTCTTATTTGCTATGAAACAATTTTTTGAGTCTACGTTAGATGTACGTGTGGGATTATATGGGAAGTCTGATGGTAATTGGCGAATAACATCGTCTGCCATCTCTGATGTTTTAAAAATATTAGATTACGCATATAGGGCTGAAGGAATTACTTATAATTCAGTACTCAATAGAAAATACCTAAAATATATACGATCAAGAAAAGAATTTGCCGTCTGTGTTGGCAACAATGCAGATAATAAACCCGGAAAAAACTGGAAGCCTAAACTTGACATAAGCATGGTAATCAGAGCGGAAGGTCGCGAGAAAGCGAACACGTGCAGAGCATAGATTCTGAAATAATGAATCCACGAGGCCGGGTCATCTCTCAGAGATGAAAAGATATGCCGAGCTTATGAGAAATCATAAGAAGTAGAGGATAAAAAGCCTTTACGATAACAAAACTGACAAGAAGCCAAGCTGCAAATATCATTTCACAAAAGATAGTGGACTTTTACGATCAATCAGCAGCAGTTCGATACGAAATAGGTTACAAGAAGGACCATATTAAAACGACGGTCAATGAGGCAAAGGTTGAGTTTAAGAATGGATCGAGGATCTTTGCCGCTACATCTGGTGAAAGTGCTCGTGGTTTACGTTGTAATATCTTAATCTGTGACGAATTTCGTCTGATTAAGAAAGAAACATTGGATAAGATTCTAAAACCGATGCTTAACGTTTACCGCCAGCCACCATATTTATCGAAACCAGAATATAGTCACTTAAAGCGAGAGGAAAACAAACAGATTTACATTTCTTCTGCTTGGTATAAGTCGCATTGGATATGGGACGAATTCAAGAGTTATTTTAAGAAAATGACCAATTCGGATAAGCGTTATTTCGTTTCAATCCTCCCATATCAATTATCGGTTAAGAGTGGATTACTTTCACAGAGTGCAGTTGATGCCGAAAGAACAAGTGACACATTCGATCAAACGAGTTTTGATATGGAATATGAAACTATATTTGTTGGTGAAAATGATAAAGCCTACTTCAAGCTTGATCCATTAAACAAGATTAGAACGGTGGGAAAGACGTTTAGACCTCCAACTAATCAAGAATTCGTTGAAAATCAACATAGATCAAAACCAAGAATGTTGTCGAATTTCAAACGTGTCGATAAAGTAAATGAAATTAGAATAGTAGCCCTTGATATTGCCTTAATGGGTGGAAATAAGCTCGTTAAGAACGATACATCAGCATTTACGTTGATGAGGTTAATTCGTGAGGGTGATGAATATAAGCGCCAGGTTGTCTATTTGGAAAGTATTCAAGAGTCAATTTCTTCGGAGAACTTAGCTATTCGTTTAAAACAACTATATTACGACTTTGAAGCCGATTATGTAGTTATGGATGCGAATGGTAATGGGTTGGGAGTATTTGATGCTTGTACAACCGTCCTTACAGATAAAGATCGTGATATAGAATATCCGGCCTGGGCTTGTATCAATGATGACGAAACAAACGATAGAACAAAAACTAAGGGAATTAAATGTGTATATACGGTTAAGGCAAATGCGGCTTTCAACCACGAAATTGCAGTTTCCCTAAAGAATGTCATTGAATCTGGAAAACTCAGATTACCTATGAATGACATTCAAAAGCGCGAAGAATTACAGGAAGATAAGGAATATCGAAAGTTGCCGGCCGAAGAACAAATTAAGGTCTTATATCCATATGTTCAAGCGACTGCATTGGTCAACGAGTTGGTAAACCTTGAATATACCGTTAGAACAGGATATATCAAGATTTACGAAGTCGGAACAACGACTAAGGATAGGTACAGTTCAATTGCTTACTGTAATTACTATGCAAATGAATTAGAAAAAGAATTAAAAGAAGAAGCAGCTGACAATTTTAGCTACTTTATGATCTAAATAGGCGGTGGAGTTTTGGCGAATAGACGCAGAAATATGCGAGGAAAACGACGCACCTATGAGCGAAATATAGCAGCTATCCGTAGAAGAAATGCTGAATATGCTTCTGTTTTAGCTGATCCAAAAAGTCGGTTTAAGCCAAGTACAAGTGCAGCGACCGAAAAAAGTAATATTAAGAGCTACTTACAGAGACCTGCTGATAACTTTGCACAAATAGCGGCAACCTTACGGCAGGCATATTTAAACAGCGGAATTGTAAGCGGTGTCATAGACTATTACGTTGCTCATCCAACATATAATTATTCAATTTATCCTGTCTTGGGTAATAAGCAATATGCCATTGGTGGCAACATGCAAGAAGATTATATCGATGTGGCATATCAATTAAATTTATTGAATATAAATTATTGGGCACCAAAATTCTTTAAGGATACCTTGCTAGATGGGGTTACCTTTTATATCAAGATCGAAGATTCTACTGGAATAGCATATATGAAGCTCCCTCCTGAGTGGTGTCGTATTTTTAATTTAGAAAATGGAGTATATCGATTTAGAATCGACATTTCTAAATTAAAGCAAGAACAATACGATGAACTACCTAATGAACTTCAGCAAGCTTACGACAAATATCATGGGAGCGGCATAAGCGACGATGACCAAGATTGGTATGACCGTAAATGGTACCTGGTATCAGACGATGGTGTTGCTTTTACTTTTGACCATAATGCTATCAACAATGGTGGAACGGCGGTTTCTCCATTCGCAAGCGTATTGGCAGATAGTCTTTCCCTAGACGCTGCTAAAGACAATATTGATATAAAAGATAAGCTCGATACAGTACGACTAATTCATTCAAAAATACCAACTGACAGTAATGGGACACCATCGTTAGATTTAAAGACAGCTCGTAATTTTGATGATCAAATGAGGTCAAGATTACCAGAAGGTGTTGTTGCTATTACTAGTCCTTCTTCATTGGACAACATTCCTTTGAAAGGATCGGGTAATGAAGGAATTTACGATACTGTAAACAATGGATTAGAACAATTATTTTATGACCTGGGTATCAGCTCATCATTATTTGGTGGGAAAACTACGAGTTCTAACATCGTAAAAGAATCCGTTAAAAAGGACTCCAATTGGATTTATACAAACTTATTTCCGATGTTGGAAGCTTATTACAACTTTGAACTTAGCCAGGTAAAAACGAAAAGTAAGATTCCGTGGAACTTGAAGTTCATTAGGGAATCAAACTTCACCTTAAAAGAAGATATTGCTAATTATAAAGATCAACTTAGCTACGGTGGTTCAAGACTTGATTATTTGGCTTCTGTTGGATTTACACCAGATCAAATAATCTCTCAATTAACCTTTGAGCAACAAGCGCTTGATATTGATTCAATTATGGTTGTTAAGCCAACGTCAAATACCATATCAAGCAAAGAAGCCTCGACAGGTAGTGGGAAGACAATAGTTAAATCACCTAATAGCAATATAAATAATCCAAATAAAGGCAACGTAGGACGACCAGAAACGGATAATCCAACTGATGACACTGATCGTTTGAGTGATGCCGCATAGGTGAGGTTAAAAAATGATTGATGTAACTACGGTAAATCTACCGACTCACTTTGAAGAAATTGAGAGTTGTAATGATTCGAGATTTCAAAAGGTGAAAATTTATATCGCTCATACCGGAGAGAACTTAAATAAATCGATTTTCTCACGAGAAGTTCTTGAAAATATGATCCCATCTCTTTCACATATTCCAATTTTAGGACTGATCAGTGAAAAAGATAACGGTGATAAAGATTTTAGAGGTCATGAGAAGAACCTATCGTTGGAAGATGGAAAATTCAAAATTAAGTTTAATACTCATGCGTATGGGTTTGTTCCAGAAGATAACAACGCTCATTTCGAGATAACTGGCGGTAAAGAATGGCTAGTTACTGATGGTTATCTTTGGACAAGATTTATTGATGCCATGGAACTCTTCAATGATGCAAGTGGTTCTAAAGGACAGTCAATGGAAGTGGGAGACGTTGAAGGTTATACAGATAATCGAGGAAGATTAGTATTTACCAATGCTGTATTTACTGGATTATGTATTCTTGGTGACGATGTACCGCCTGCAATGACTGGCTCAACGGTATCAACAGTATTTAGTAAGCAAGACTTTAAGTCGAGTTTTGAAGAAATGTTAGCCGAATTCACGGCTGAGAAAGGAGAAAAAGCTTTGGCAACTAAGAAAAAGCAAAATGATGAACCAGCAGTAGCAACAACGATTACAGAACCAGAAAGTTCTGCAAGTACTGAACCGGCTAAACCAGCTACGCCTGCCTCATCAGCTAATACCAGTAGCGCTTCTAAACCAGCCGCAGAACCTGCAAAAGCAGATGACAAGACAAAGGCTAGTCCTGCTTCACCAGACAGCTCTACATCTGATGATAAGCCATCGACAAGTGATACAAGTGCCGGACCAGCAAGTGGTGAAAGCAGTGATTCAACTGATGAAAATGCTGAGATGTCTAGTAAGAAGGACGACAAAGATACTAATTTTTTAAACAAAAATGAAAGTGCTTTCAAAAAGGATGAAGAGGAAGACGAACCCGACTCCGAGGATGCGGAAGATGACAAGGAAGACAAGAATAGGTTCTCCCAATTCGAACTCAGTCTTTCAGATCGGGAACGCGCATTGAGCGACGCCGTTCGCCAAAGATACGAAGACGACATTGTTGTAGAAGGAGTTTGGCCGGTAGATATCTTTGAAGATTACGGAATTTTCAAATTCGTTAACTGGTCTAACGACAACAGACAACTGTTCCGCATCGCATACAGCGTTAATGCTGATGACTCAATCAAATTAGGTGATAAAACAGAGATTTTCTCAATGTATGTCACTCAAGAAGAGAAAAACAAGATTGAGGACAATCGGGCAAAATTAGCTGATTTAGAAACTAAGATCGCTGAACTTACTGAGTACAAGAACAACATCGAAATGTCTAAGAAAGAGAAGGCATTGGACGATGTTAAGGCTTCATTAACAGCTGAACAAATGAAGAATATCCGAGGCAAGTTTACAGAAATGTCTGTAGAAGACGTTGAACGAGAAATTGCCTACGCAATGTACTCAGCTAATAAACAAGAATTTACACACTCCAAGCGTGGAGGGGTTCGGACCACGAATTTCAACGCTAAGCAAGAGAGTGATTTTGGCTATGGAACGGCAGATGACCTGTTCCGTAAACGATATTAATCAAATGAGAGAAAGAGGTTAAAGAATGGCTGAAGTTATTTTAGACAAGATTAGTGCTACTGCGCATATTGATAGCGTTGTGGCCGAAGAAGATCTAAAGAACGGTCAATGGTTAACTTTGGGTCTTCTTGATGCAGACGGTGAACGTCGTTTAGCAACAAAGGCAGCAAAGGAAGAAGAAGCAGATGTACTTCTTGTAACTAGTTTTACTAAGTATGACCCTAACACAGATTTCGCAGATTACGTAACTAAGAAAGGTCAAACAGGACGTGGGTTCCACATGATTTCTGGTGACGTTATCTCTGTAACTAAGGATTTAGTTGCTGGAGCTAAGAAGGGTGACAGCTTAACCATTGGTGACGATGGATTAGGTTTCAAGAAGGCAGAAGGTCGCGGTATCGCTCAAATTATTGGCGAAGAAAATCAAGGCTTTTACGGCGACATGTTTGTAATCGCAATTCGCTAATAAGGAAACGAGGTAAATTAATGGAAAAGAATGATTTTATGGATTTTGCTCGCGACCTATACTTCAAGCGTGAATTTAGCAAGAACGGTGTATCAGGTCAAGAAGCAATGCGTAACGCTATTTTAGACGCACTTGGTGGAGAATTTACTCCTACTTCTTGGGGTAAAAACAAGTATGATGTTTTCGAATTAATTTCTGAAGCGGTTGACGCAGTTGTTCCACGTTTATTAACGGACCAATTTGCTAACATTGCTGACATTCGTACTGTTGCTATTGGTGAAAAACCGATTTTCCAAGTACAAGATCCAAAGGCTATTCGGGTAGGTCGCGTAGCAGCCGGTGACCAAGATATTCGTCGGCAAACTATCAAGGACACTCATTACTCAATTGAAACAGAAGACTTTGGCGCATCTGTATACACAGAACTCCACCAATTTATGACTGGGACTATTGACTGGAGTAACTTGATTGATCGTGTGGCGCAAGCATTTACAAATCACATTCAATCTACTATTGCAGAAGCATTGAATGACAGTTACTCATTACTTAATGCTACTGACAAGGTAACTGGTCAAGCAACTCTTGATCAAGTTGTTAAGCTTGCAGAACGTATTCAAGTTAAAGCTAACCGTAATGTAGAAATTTATGGAACCAAGGCTGCTTTAAGCAAGTTAGCAGAAATGGCAAACGTAAATCTCTACTCAGGTGATATGAAGAACGAATTAAATGAAAAGGGCTTCCTTGGTGTTGTTCGTGGATTGAAGTTAAACGAAATTCCACAAGCATTTAAGGTTAACAAAGATGAATTCGCCCTTGATGATAACAAGCTTTTGATTCTTCCAGAAGGTGAAAAGATCGTTGGTGTGGTAATGGAAGGTGACGCTATCACTGTTGAACCAGACTACACAGGACGGAATGATTTACAAATGGGCTTTAAGACCATCGAACGTATGGGAATTATGGCTCTTCAAATGAAAGTATACGGTATGGCTGAATTAGGCTAATCGTAAGCTGGGTGGGGTTCGACTCCTCATCTAGTTATAGTGACAACATACGAGAGAGAAATGTAGTCATATTAATAAAGAATGTTCAGTTATTTCGGTTATATTGATTCTAAAGTTTAATCGTATTGATGTTGCACTTTATCCTTCTTTGCGGCAGGATAGATAATGTTTAAAAAGGAGGTGGCATTGATACGATGAATAATACTGCGATTTGTACACAAAAGGTACGACTTTACCCTAATTTGACGATGAAAAAAGTCCTAGACGATTTATGCGACTACCGGCGATATTGCTGGAATCAAGGACTTGCTTTGTGGAACGATATGTATGACGAATCATTAATTATGAATGATAAGAAATTACGTCCCAACGCAAGAAAAGTACGTGATGAGTTAGTTGCTAATAAAGAGGACTGGCAATATCAATTATCATCACGATGTTTGCAATTAGCTATCTTTGATTTAGGAGTTGCCTGGAAGAACTATCTAAATCAAACATTACCCGATTGGGGTAAGCCACAATTTAAATATAAAAAGTCTAATAAACAGGGATTTAAAACCGATAACGCGAGATTGGTAGGACGAGCTTTGTTTTTAGATAAACCTAGAAGCATAAATGCTGATAATTGGTTCCCAATTCGAATAAAGGGACTTAAGAGGATAGAAGGAAAATTGAAATTAACTTCTGTTACTCGTAAGGGAAATAAATATTGGGCGAGTCTTACATTTGAAGTTAAATCTATTAGACAAAAGAGAAAAACAAAAAGTAGTACAGCAATTGATCTTAATGTTGGGCACATTAACTATACTGATGGAAAGATTAATACATTACCTAAGAAATTACAAAGATTATACGGTCGTATCAAGCACTATCAACAGTGCTTAAGTAAGAAGCGTATCGTCAATGGGAAGTTAGCTGCTCAAAGCAAGAATTACGTTAAAACGAGAGCCAAGTTGCAACGTGATTACGATAAGGTAGTAAATATCCAACATGACATTGTACAAAAGTTTACAACTAAATTGGTTACTGATTATGACAAAATTGTAATTGAAGATTTAGACGTAAAAAAGATGCAAATGTCACATGTTGCCTCTAAAGGAATGCATCGGTCCATGTTTGGCTATTTTAGAGAAGTATTGAAATACAAATGTGATTGGTATGGTAAAGAAATTATTTTAGCTGATCAATATTATCCTAGCACCCAACGATGTTCTAGTTGTGGATATATTAAAACTGGGGAAGAAAAAGTTTGTCTTAATGGAAATAAAAAGCACAGAACTAAGCATAATGAATATATTTGTTATGAATGTGGTGCAATTAAGGACAGAGATGAAAATGCTGTAATGAATTTATTAGCCTTAGCGGAATAAATAAAAATAACGGGGCTGGCTAGGTCCTTAAGCTATCAGAGCTGGTCGATGTCATTACCCTCTTAGTAGGATATGGGAATGCTGGTGTTGACGGTAGTAAATAAAATAAGAAAGAAAATATGAATATTCTTTTTATAGATCTACATTTTTATATAGCAAAGAGAGGTTTTGAGAATGTCACGTGAAGTAAAGCGCCGGAAGCGCAAAATTATTGACCCCTCAACTGAAATAGTAGTTGCAAATAATACTTATGGTACTTTTGCTTACGAATCAAAGAATGGGGTACTTTCAATTGTTTTAGAAGAGAACGGTGATGAAGAATACATCACATACTCTGAGGCAAGAAAGCTAAAAAAGTATTTTGAAAATATGTCTCTGTTAATAATTGACGTTAACTCTGACGAAGATATTTCAATTATGGATGTTGTTCGCGGATTGCGATTAACAGATGTTTATAGTTCATACCTTAAATTTGTAGAAGGTTTTAATGAAGACGAATTTGATGAGGTGGAAGCATTATATTCAGATGCTCTTGCTGACTTTGTAGTTGATTCAGATATAGACGAATTTAAGGAAGCACTTAAAACTCCACTAAGAAATGCGATCGTTATGACAACGGTTGAGATGTATAAACAACGACGCTTAACAAATCGTGACAAACAAGACCTTGTTAATAACAGAGATGAGGATTTCTGGGCGGATGTAGATGTGTCCGTTAAAGCGGTAGAAGGTCACTAAATATTATTTGAAAGGGGAGTCTTTCATGGCAAATGAAAGTAATGACCCTAAATATACATATTACGAAGAAGTCTACAAGGTTTTCTTGAATACAGTAGATTCATATGACTTCACTCAAATGGATGATGACGAATTAGAAAGCGTCTTATATGGATATATGGATTCAGGTCGATTACTTTTCAGTACTTATATAGCTAAAGATTTCATGGATGACGATCCTGAAAATAAGAGATTCAACTTCAAGATGACAAGAGTAGAAATTGCTTTACTTGCACAGGCAATGAAACTTGAGTGGGTTCGCGAACATCTGAATTCGGAAGAGTTAATGCGAAAAGCGATTGGTGATCGAGACTTTAATACGGTTCAGGGATACCAATACTTGGACCGTCTCCAGACTATGGAGAAACAATTGAGTAGGGAGATTACCGCTCAAATCAATCGATTAGAATACTCGAATCCAGAACTGTACGGTGAAATGAAATGAGTAGTTTTGCAACATCATACCGCAGAAAGCAACGAGTCATTGGGGACAACAGAGTTAATAGAAATTATAATCGGCAGCTTGAGGGCTTTAATCTTTACTACAAAGATACTCTAACTAAGCATGATTGTGTAATTGACGGTGTCCCAACGCAGGCGGTTTTCCAAGATCATTCACAAAGCAACAATAAGGATCTATCTGATGACAAGTACGTTGTTGTTCCAAATTCAGTTGAAGTCGGCGTTGGCTCATATATTGAATGGGCTGACGAAACATGGATGGTTTTTACAGAAGAATATAAGACTATTCCCACCCATCAACAATTGAAGATAAAGCATACAAACAGACGACTTAAGTGGTTAATAAACAAAAATAGTAAGCTGATTTGTAACTTTGGAAAAGGGTGGCCTGCTTATGTGCAGAACCAGACTTTGTATACATTAGGGGTGTCATTCTCAGGACAAAATATCGCATTAGCGAATGCAAAAATGTCTGTTTATATCAAAGATATTCCGGAAACAAGAGCGGTAAAAGTTGGAACAAGACTTTGGATTGCTGGGCAAGTCTATAAAATTGAATTCGCTGACTACGTATCAAGACCGGGGTTAGTTAACTGGTTACTAGACGAAGATACAAAGAATCCGGAAACCGATAATTCTGATTTGGAAATAGCTGATTATTGGGATTCTGGAGGTAAAGACGAAGACGATTCCATAAAAGATGTATCTAAGTTGACTATGCCTACAGACGGCTCTGAAAGCCATTCTGAGGACGAAAAGCCAAAAGTTGAATGGAATATCGAAGGAACAATTAAAGCTCGCCTAGGGCATACCTATGTCTATACAGCGATGAATTCTGATGGAACTAAGGCAGATGTCTCCGAATGGATAATTGGGACTCTTGAGGACTCTCCGTTTTATGTAAAAGAAAAAGATAATCATAGCATTACTGTGACTGTGAAAGACATTTATAAGTTAGTTGGGCAAACAGTAACAATCACAGCAAAAGTTAATGATGAGATAAAAAATATTGCAATAAAAATTATAAAAAAGTTCTAGGGAGTGAGAGAGTGTGCCTGCAATAGATATTACGGACGAAGCTCCTAAGCATGTTTCTTCGATTATGAAGATTAGTGAATGGAAGCAGCAAATGATGGAAACAATGGCAAAGGATGACGAGTTAGCAAAGTTGCTTTACTATGATTCTCCTGATGCATTAAGCCGGCCTAATTTATCTGAAGAGCAGAAGTATGAGTTGGTGACAGAAGGAGAAGATAAGCGTCGGATTTACCCAACAAGATATAAACCGGGTGTTGTCATGGACCAACAGTCGTTTATTGGAATGGCAATCTCAAATTTCTCATTTCCTGAAATTCACTACCACGTAGATAGTGATTTTGTAATGGGATACTTATACTTTTTTATCTTAGTTGATAACAAAATTATGGATATTGATGAGGGCCAAAGACAGGATCAAATCCTCGCCCGAATCTATGATTTATTTTCTGATTCTAGAAAATATGGAATTGGAACAGTAAAGATAGGGCAACTCTCAGAATTATGGGAGCAAAACAATAAGTTTGGTGGATACCAAATGATGATGAGAGTCTACGACTTTAAGTAAAGGATGTCTGCTATGAGAATTAATTATTCTGACATAATTCTCGGAAAAGATATACCGATTAATGAGAAGGTTAAACTTCATATTCCGACTATTGGTGAGTTGGCTGCTGCCGATAATAATGACTTTAATGAATGTACTCGGATATTTGTTACAGGAGTTCGTGAACAATTTAGTGGCGTACCTGAGCAAGTTGACATGATAGAAGAAAAGTTCCCATCTTTATGGGATATGGCATTTGACGAAGAAATGAACGTATTAGTAGGAGAGGCCATGTTTGGTAAAGATGTTACTTTATTACATCAATTTTTGAAAGCGATTACGTACTGGACAAGGACAGAGGAAACTCAATATCGAGCATTGAGTAATAAAAAAATTGTCAGTGAAGAGCTTGATTGGATTATTGATATAAATACGTATGAATACATTTCCAATTTGATTAAAGCAGTGACCTTAACAAAGCCTAACAAAGATTTTATAGCCCCCAAAGGTGTTAGTAGTAATCCTCGAAAAATCCAAATATGGAAGAACACATATAAAGGACGTTTGCAAGAGGCTATGAAGAAAAAGGGTGTAGAGCTTGGGGATCAGATATTACAGCTAGAGGCATTTGCTCCGGGCTATGTAAATTTTAGAGATATTCAAGATATGACTTACTACCAATTCTCAAATCTACTTTCCGTTTATACAGCAAAATATTCTTCTGATAAACAGTATCAGATTTATACCTCTGAAAAGTTTGATACCAAGGATATGAAGTTGCCTGACTTAAATGAAGAAATAAAGTTAATCAAATTTGATGAAAACAAAAAATAAAAATTAATACGCGAAAGGAGACATGTTTAATGTCTACTTATGGTTTGAAGGATGCGTCAAATATTACATTCGTAAAGCGTGGCACCACTACGCCTGTTTTGCATATTGATTACGCAAACCAAACAAATACTCAATGGCAATCCAACCGTGTCTATGCTAAGAAGAAGGGTACTCAAGCAATCGCATGGGATTCAGCACGGACTGGTAAGCTAACTATTCAAACAGAAATGTTTGACCTCCGTCTTTTGGCTATGATGGCTGGGGACGATGACCTCCACAAGGGAACTAACACCATTTTCAAGCGGAAGGTATTCCAATTAACTGGTGATCGTTTAATTGACTTGGGAGCAAAGCCCGTTGAAGGATCTGTATCTGTTTTCCGTGTTGACGACAGAGATAAGCGTGAACACATTACAGAAATTCCAATGCTTGTATCAGGTGATGCTGGTTCAGTTCCGCCAATGGTTGCTGATGTTGCAGTTTCCGCAAAGGACACTACTGCAACAATCACTTGGAGTGCCGCTAATAATGCAACTAGTTATGTAGTTTACCGGAATGGTGTTGCTATTGGATACCCGGTTTCAACTTCATTCAATGACTCTAACTTAACTCCAGAAACTGAATACAAGTACACTGTTGTTGCTAAAAATTCAGCTGGTCAATCTGTTCAATCAGCAGAAGTTATTGTTACCACTGCTACTTCTGGTACAAAAGAAGCTGGGGCTGCTGTAAAGGCAACCGAAGATGCTCTTAAGAAGGCAGAAGAAAATGCTAGTGGCACAAACCTTAATGGTCTTTACTTCAAGATGACCGACGGTGGTAATGGTATTCAACTTTCTGAAGATACTGTAGTTGGTGCATCATACGCAGTTTACTACGTTGTAAAGCAAGACGGTGTATCTTCATACACTATCAACGCTCTTAAGTTTGCACCGAACTACGAAATCTACGCCGACGCTGTTATTCGTTCAGAGGTTGGTGAAGATAAGTTTGCTCAAATTCACTTTACCAATGTAAAGCCTGCTGCAAACGTAACATTCAACCAAAACTCAGAACAAGTTACTTCCTTGTCCCTGGAATTTGACTTGCTTGCTGATGAAAAAAACGACCAAGCTATTTACAAGTACATTGAAGATTAGCTAGTTAGGTGAGTAGGGTTCGACTCCCTGCTTATCTTTAATTACATTCGATTTATTTAATCCATTTATACGGTTATGAATGGACCCTAAAGTCCGTAATAAGGGCTTTATTTTTTCAAGAATTTATAGATTTTAAAAATTTTTATAAAGGGGAATCGTTGATGGAGAAAACGATTAAGTATTTAGAAAACGGAGAATACCATTATGCTACAGTTCGCTCTGTTGGTGATTTGGCACAATTAAAGACTGATTCAAAGGAAACACTTGTCGAAGCCATCAACGAGCTCTGGAATGGTGGAGGCAATGCTGATCCAAGCAAGGCACCAAAGCCAGAAGGTTATGACCAATTGGTTCAAGATGTTGCTGATGCCGTTAAAAATCAACAAGAAATCAGTCAGCAATGGATTGAGTGGCAAAACGAAGAAGCTCAATTAACGGAAGAACGAAAACAAGCCTATCTTCAAGCTATGAAAGAAATGCAAGAGGCTATTGATAAGGCTAAAGCTGATGCGGCAGCTCTTGATGATAAGACAGCTAAATTAGACGAGCAAATCACTAAGACCTTTAGTGATCTTGATACATCAATTCAAAATATGCATGAACAGCTTCAGAAAGAAGCAGATCGCATGAATCAAGACTTGATTAATACAAAATCTGATTTAACTAAGGTTCGTACTGATTTACAGAATGCACAAATGGATAATGGGAAAATCCATGACGAGCTAACTAATATTAATGGAAAATTTGAACACAAAGTTTGGCAAACAGATTTGGACCCGTTAAAGGAACAGATCGACAGAGCTGAAACCAGCGTCCAACAGACCAAAGATGAGTTACTTGGAAAGGCAAGTCGTCAAGATTTAGATACGGTAACCAATACCGTTTCTAAACTTGATACACAGTTAAAAGAAACCGCCAAAGGCGTAGAAATCAGCGTTAAGAAAGATGAGCTCGGTGGCGAAATTGCTGAGGCGTTGACTAATAAAACGAACATTTTACTGGGTACACGAAGATTCACAGGAAATTGGTGGAAGCACGGAGACCATGTAAAACTTCTCAATACTCCTTGGAAAGGTTTTGTGGTCGTTGAACAAACTGGTGATGGATCTGATAATCGTACTGGTATTACTCAAGCGGTTGATGTAAAAGCCGGAATTACATATGTATTTAGCGCCTATGTCTGGATAAAAGGAGATTTTGGTCAATTTTTACCTATATTGAAATTAGATAAAGACGACACTCCAGAATTATCAGGAAAGCTAGACGATACGAGTTTCCATCTTATGGACGTCACTGAAGAACCCAAAAGATTCAGTATGAGATTTACGCCTTATGAAGATTGTACTGTTTATCCTCATGTTTTTACTTATTATTTTCAAGAAGACAATGCAATTTACTCATGTGGTTATCAATTAGAAATTGGGCAGACACCAACTCCATGGGAGCCGAATCAAGAAGATGTTGGTGACTATGTAGAAAAATCTGAGGCAAAATTCAATGTCTATAACGATAAGATTCAAGCCCTAACTGAGAAACAGCGACAGCAGGGTGAGACTCAAGAAAAGTTACGTACAGAAGTAACCCAAACCGCCGAAGGGGTTAAACAAGTATCGGAATCTCTAAAAGATACTAATGGCGATATTACAAAGCTTCGTGGCGATCTTGAGAGAACCGCGGACCATATGAAATCTGAGTATGAGACTTATACGAATAAAGCCGTTGGTCAAATTAGCGATAGTACATTAAATCTTATTCGAAATAGTTCATTTCAGAATAAAGACGAGGACTTTGCACAATGGCAGAATATATCTGCCAAAGCTAACATTCGGCAAGATGAGAATGGATTACGTTGGGTTGAGTTAACTCAATCGGGATTAACTACTGATAACCCCCAAGGTATAACAAGTAATTACTTCAATGTTAAACAAGGTAAAGTAACTGTTGCCGTTGATATTAAGAGTGGAGACAAAGCAAGTTTAGATAACGAATCTGTTTTATTTTTAGAACTCTATAACGATGCTAAGAAACGTGTAGATTTCTACGATGTTTCTTTATCGCAATTGGGGTTAAGCAAAGAATTGCTTGGCGATCATAAGGTCCATAGAGGATTGTATAGATTAGGTATTGATCGCAACGATGCTAAATATATGACGGTCAAAGCTAAATTAGTAAAAAATGGTGATTTGTACTTTACTAATTTCTCTGCAAGATTATCTTCTATTGATGATGGGGCATATGAACCTAATCCAGATGATATTAACCAACAAATCCTTAAGCAGAATACTAAGATCGAACAGAATTCTAAAGAGGTTGCGATTAAGGCTAATTCAGTTGATGTCACTAGAGATATTAAGAGTGCAGTTGACAATGTACAAGTTGGTGGAGTTAATTTAATTCAAAACGGGGACGCAAGAGTAAGTAGTGCTACTCCATGGGAAAACACACATTTTGAGAACCATAGTTTTTATTACAATGGGACAAAGAGAATGTTCAATCTTGATAATAAAAACAACAATGAGTTAACTTCTGCCTCTAAAAATTGGTTCCAAGTTGAAGCCGGTAAAGAGTACACTCTATCCTTTAAAGGATTCATGTCCTCAAATGTATCATCTTATGATGTTTGGTTACTTGGTAAAAAAGCAGGTGCCGATGGCAGTTGGACAAACAGTTACCCTGTCATTATCGGACAACGTTTAAGTCCTGCTCATTGTGATAGTGTTGTAAAGACATTTAGAGTGCCTAGCGATTGGAACAACTTTGAAGCATATCTCCGATTTGATAATAACGGTTCGAGTGATGGAAACGATTCTGTTTTCTTCTTTAATGAAGTGAAACTTGAAAAAGGGAATAAGGCTACTAGTTATTCGCCAGCTCCTGAAGATACCTCCGCAGAAATTAAATCTGCAAAAGACGCTGCTATTCAAGTTGCAAGCGATCAAATTAATATTCACGTTAATGAATTAACTACCTCATTTGATGACAAATTAAATAAACGTATTAACGAGCAGAAAACTGCCAGTGAAAAGTTTACGTCTGATGGTATTGAACAGGTCGTAACTAAAGTGTCTGAGGTGAAGGGTAACGTTGACCAATTAGGGGACGTTATTTCTGGAAAAGATGGACTTGGAAGCAATTTATTATTAGGAACTTCTCTTGACGATAGCGCGGGGAAATCTTATAGCTTTAAGGATTATGAAATTTTTGATGGGCTGCAAAAGGGTCAAACCTATACTTTATCGTTTGAAATGAAGGTAGATGGAGATGCACAAAGCCGAGGACAGAGTGTATTTGCATGTGCCTATGCAGATGACTGGTTATGGTCGTCTGACACAAGAACTCTTGGGATTACGTCTGGTCTAGATTGGAAAAGGGTTATTCAAACGTTTACCATTCCGTCTACCGTTCATGAATTACATAAATACATAACAATTTATCTGTCGCATCCGTTCAACAATCAGAATAGAGATGGTGAATCTGGTTATGGATATGTTAGAAAAGTAAAACTAGAGCGAGGGAAAGTTGCTACCCCTTGGACTCCCCACGATAATGAAAAAGTATATGGTGGACGCATTGGCGGAGGAGTTAATTTAATAAAGAATTCCAGTGATGATATTATCATTGATGATACAGCGAATACTGCGACACAAGGATGGAGATTTAATACATATCCATTAGATATTACTCTACAACCCGGTGATTCGATTACTGTTTCGGCTGATGCGACCCTTGAAGGAAAAGGTGATCTTTCACAATTTGGTTTATCACTGTGGAGTGAAGATATCACCTACATGCGCAGTAATGAATATGCTGCTCCCGTCAAGAAAGGTACTAAATGTACTTTGAAAGTTAAGTCAATTGGAGACCCAAAAAAGAAAACGGCTCTTTTAATCTATGCCGGGAAAATTACAGATACACAAGGTAAAAAAATAACCTTGCATCATTTAAAGGTAGAAAAGGGAACCATTGCTACTCCTTGGGATACTTCGCCAGATGATTTAGCTAACATTAAGACAGAGATTACCGCATCAGTTAAGAATCTTGGTGATAGGGTTACTACTGAAGTTAATTCTGTAACCACTAAAATAAAGCAGAACAATGGTGGTGGGGTTAACCTCCTGAAACGATCCAGTTTCAGAAATACAACACTAGAAGAATTAAAGAAAAGCTGGTCAATTACTCAGTACGCATGGGTAAATAATAAGAGATCGATAGTAATAGATTTCAAAAATGGGAATGGGCCCGTAGCTGATATAACGCAGGATGTTGAAATTGAACCGAATACAGATTATGTACTTTCGTTGCATTTAATATACGCACAAATGTCTCCAGGAAAGTCTTTCGGATTTCAAACGTATTTAGTTGAAAAAGACGCTAATGGGAACCCAGTTAGCCCATATAAAGATAATGGGCAGATGATGGCTAATAGCGATTTACGATCTGCTAATACTAGAATTATTCATACATCTGATACAACTCATAAGGGGACTTTATATTTAAGGGCATTACCTGGAACGCAAGTTGAATTTAATGACGTGAAATTGGAACGAGGTAATATAGCAACTCCTTGGTCAGATTCTCCAGAAGATCTTGCTGAATTTATAGGTGAGACTAATACTAAATGGGACGTTGCTAACGGTCAAATTCAAGGTAAAGTTACCGAAACACAAGTAAATAATATTCTGAATGGAAAAGGGTATGCTACTCAATCGTGGGCCCAGACTATGTTCACGATGAAGAGCGATGCTATTACCCTGCAAGCTGTCCGTGACAACATTACCAATGGAATTCAGAACCAGGTAAATAGTATTGATCAAAAATTAAATAATACAAAGATTGGTAATAAAAATCTATTTGTTGGAACTAATCGAGGAGATTATGGTTGGATGATATCTCCGGGGAATGGTGCCACTTCTAAAGGCACTTTATATATTGATGGAGAAAATGGAGTAAGATTTACCAATTCAAGAAAGACTACGAGTTGGTGGGTTATTCAATTCCCATTTGATATGAATAAATTAAAACCTAATACTTCATATACAATTAGTTTCGATATAAGAACACCTCAAGATAGAAATGAAAATGCTTTCATTGGACTTGCACGTGGTGATTCATCAGGTAGTCCTTTTGTAGAGTCACCATATAAAGCAATTCATACAAAAGCAAATCAGTTTGTTCATGTTACACAGACCCTTACCACGACATCGAATTTTGAGAAGAATCAACAAGCTTTCTATTTCAATAACGGTGGAATTGGACAGTGTGATTGGGTAGATATAGTAAATTTAATGATGGTTGAAGGAACCCAATCCGCTGAGTGGAGTCCTGCGCCAGAAGAAGTGGGAAGCGGTCAAAACTTGCTTAGAGGTACTGCTGATTTTAGTTGGCCTAATGGAATTGGATTTAATGGCAATTTTAATACGAGCTTTGAGCGATTTGATGATACATCTATTGCTTTTCATTTATGGGGAAGTAAAGGTGGAGGTATCTACACTCAATGGGGTGGAGCGTTCCCAGACGGACAACTTCAAGTTGGCGAAACATATACATTTTCATTCGATATTAAAGGTTCTGGAACTTTCTCTAATATTGGTAATGAAAGTCATGATACAAATGCTAGAGGATTGCAGGTTCCCGGTGATTGGCAAAGAGTCTCTATTAGTGGCACGATAAAAGCTTTGAACAAGGCATTTATTATTTATTTCAGAGATAATTTCGATGTTCGGATTAAAAACGTAAAAATTGAACGAGGAACAATACCAACTCCTTGGACACCACACCCGTTTGATGATAAAGACAAAGGTGTAAATCTTCTTAAGTCTACTGCCTATTGGAATCCAGCTGACTGGAACCATATTAGTAATAATGTCTGGTATGACGATGGTTGGGTAGATAGTAGTGGACATAAAGCGTATGGACATCATACAGCATGGCAGGGATTAGGGCAGACCGTATATGTAACTCAGGGTGTTTATACATGGAGTGCCAAGATATATCTGAACGGCTTAGATAGCAATGATTTTGTGTATCCTTATATGGGTGATGGTCAATATAATGGTACAGCACAAGTTCAAGATATCCGAAAACCTATGCTTGGTGTTAATGACCAAAATCGATGGATTGATTATAGTACAACATTTTATGTGAAAAATGCTGGTAATTTATGTGTAAGACCTGAACTAAATAGAGATCATGGGAATATTCATGTTGGATCTCAGAAATTAGAACATGGAATGGTAGCTACACCATGGTCACCATCACCATATGATTCAGATCCTAAAAATATTGTTTCTGCTATTAACATCACCCCTGATCAGATTAAGATTGCTTCAAATAAGATAATTATCGATGGTAATACTGATATTCATGGTGATTTAAGAACTGATAGGGTTCGTCTTGTTGGTAAACAGGGTTTGATTGATATGACTGGTGATGATGGAATGAGAATGGCTAACAAGAATGGTAGCTCTATTCTTATCGGGAACGGGAATATTGATTTAATGTATAACAATGATTTTCGCATGAATATTGATAGTTCTATGATGACCCTTCTAAAAAAGGAAAGTGCTTTAGGACAAAATAATCCAATAGCCATAGGAAGTATTGGAACCTCATTTTATGCAAATGATAAAAGACGGGGTATGCAAATCCTCTATACTCCTGGAAAGGATGATTGGGCTTATAGAGGAGCCGATTATTTAGGATTAGGATACACCTCATACAACGATGGAACGCAGGGGCGAAAAATTCACGATCAGCTTGAATTATATCGCCAAGATACAATAATAAATGGACATGTAAAAAAGAAGGGCATTCATTTCCAAGATAATATACATCTTTCTAATGGACAACAAATATATTTAGAAAATAAGGATAATAATATACAAGATCCAATCAAATTAATAGGTAACAAGTACCCTGCATCCTCGCAAGCTGAATACATTCAACCCTATTTAACCTTGGGGTATTCCAATAGTACGGGGAATGCTGGTTTAGGCATTAATTGGTGGGAATTAATCCCTACTGGAAGAATAAACAGTAGTTACTCTTATATGTCGGCACATGGAACAGATGGTGAAGATGGACTAACTGTAAGTTGGTATTCATGGCCTGGCTGGTATGGGGGAAGAAAAGCTCCGTCAATTGTATATAAAGGAAAAGACGGCTCCCTAAAGAATGGTGGATTTGTATTCTATCCAGGTGGAGAAGTTTGTTTTTGGCAAGGTGATTTTAGATCTAATTTTAGATGGAGCGGAATAAAACAAACAGATTAATAGAGGAAATTATGGAAAAAATAGTCTTATTAAGAGAAGTAGTAAGTGATGGTGACAGCCAAATTGCAATTTTAGAAACCTATCTAAGAGGTGATGGATCAACTCCAATGATTCAAGCAATGGGTGGAAGAGATAGTAATATTATTGGTTATAAAGATAATGGTGAACCAATTATTCGTCAGAACGAAGATGAATTGATTAAAACTGCAAAAATAAAATTAATGGCCGAAGCCATAAAAGAACAGAAAAAATTATGTGTTGAAAATGGTGTAGATCCTGATTTGGTAAATATGATAGGGCTAGAAAAGAAGGTAAATAATGAATAATCAACAACAAACAGGTAAAGCAGAAAAGGTAGCAAGTAAGCTAATCAATAAGTTAGCTTTAACAGAATTGGAATTAGTTAATCGTGAAGTTGATATCGATGAACTTAATGAAAAGATTCAGCAATTAACTCAAGCTAATCAACAACTTTCTGCTGAAAATCAACAACTCAAAAGCAACCAAGAAACTAAAACAGAAGAATAAAGAGAAAAGGGGAATATTAGCATGGCTTTACGCAAAACTAAATCAACATCATTAACTGGTGAATCAGTAATCAATGGCACTACTGTTGTACGCATGACTGCTAGTTTATCAACGAGCGGTGGTTCAGATTCAGTAAATCAATATGTCCAAAATGTAGATCTATATAACGCAAACAAGCGTGATGTGCGCAAGGATATTTCTGCATTCCAGGAATATGTATATGAGCAACAAGATGCTATTGACGCAGAACTTGAAGCTGATAAGGAAGCTGCCGATTCTGAAAAGAAAGAAGCTAAATAAAACAAGGCTTTTATAAAGTAAGGTCGCCAAAGAAATAAACAGTTCTCCTTATAGAGGGCGGCCATGATCGGTGGTGACAAGATGGACAGTGAGAAAGTAGTTGAGATTCTTATAGATATTCAGTCTAGGCTAAGTCGGATCGAAGAAAAAGTGTCTAGGCAAGAAAGTGTTGAAGCAAAAGCTGATGAGAGTCTAGCTATTGGAAAGGAAAACAGGGAAAATTATGAGGGCCTGGAATTACGTATTGCAAAGCTGGAAGCAAGTCGGGACTGGCAAAGTAAGACTACAATCGGCTCCCTTATTACTGCCGCTATCGCAGTATTATCTTGGCTACTCCCGCATTTTTGGTGATAAGAATATGAAGAAGATTTTAAGCTTAATTAAGAATAAGTTAGTTAAACCAGATGGCACTCTTAATGGGAAAATTATCAGTGGTTTGGTTGCCCTAGCTATTGTATTTGTACAACAGGTATTTGCATGTTTTGGTGTTCAGCCAAAAGGAGATATTACAGCTTTTGTTGGATTAGCTAACACAGTATTAACAATTCTAGGTTTAGTTGGTGTATTGAGTGATCCAACGCCTGTGGAAGTTCCTACTAAGACAGAAAATAAATAAAAAATGTTACCGATAGATGCAATTTTGTGACAGCGCTTGCATAATTTGGTAGAATAATCGGTGTGGTACGAACGGGAAACGGAGAGTACACAATTGGTACAATTTAATAGTTTTTATAATGATCCAAATAATCGACAAATTCTTGAGGTTATTAATACACCTACGGGTGCTGTTACAATCTTTGAACCGTCAAAAGACGATGTTAATAAGATAATGCAGCTCAAAGAAATGGTAGATGCATTTAACCAAGAAAATGCCGATGAAAATTTACTAGATATTAATGGGACTACAATTTTAAAGGAATTAATTCCTCTTCTTACAGATTTGGAAATTGATCCAGATATGACTGATGAAGAAATGGCTCAAATCATTGAAAATCCTACAGTGGAATTAAGTTTAATTACGTCAGTCCTTTCAAGTGTAGTAACGAATATCTATACGTTAATGATTATGAACTTTAAGAATAATCTAGAATTGCGTAATATGGTGGATCAAACTGAAGAGATTTCTGATAGTGCTTTGGCTATGTTTATTTCTAAGCAATCTAAGACCGATGAAGGACGTAAGCAAATCGAAGAGATCAATAAGCAATCAGATAAGATCGTTAAGATGGAAACGGCTATTAAACAAGCTGAAGAAAAAGAAAACGCAAACGCAAAACCAGAGGAAGAGTCGCAAACTTCCGAAAAACAAGCTGGTTAATAAAAATAAAATGGTACATAAAAATAGCGCAAGTAATGAAATGGACAGGAGATAGTCCATCTTTTTGCTTACGCTATTTTTGATTTTAAACAAGGAGGTTATTTTATGTCTAGTTTTGTTATAGAAGGTACTTTAACCGTAGACATAAGTGGCCTAGAAGGATTGGCAGGAGAAATTCGTTCTGTAACGACTAAGGCGTTGCAGGGTGAAATAAGAAAAGTAGCAGATCAAATATTAAGAGAATTGGTTGAGAAGGATTGGCCGGCAGGTCGAGCCTCTCCAGGCTATGTTTCAACTGGTGAATTAGTAGATGCCATCAATGTAACAGGTGGTGGGACTAGTTTATCTATTGAAATGGATGGTTCTCGTATGAGTATGAGTCCTCCAAGCACAGGAAATAGTGCAAATGGAGACTGGGGTGGAATTGAAAGCTGGGGAATACATATGGGTGTACAATCTCAGCCATTCAATGACGAGATGCCGGCATACCTTAACTATGGTGGTGGCGGACTTGTCCCACATCAAGGTACTCACTATTTTGATAATGCCTTTTCTAAATATATAGAAATTATTCCTAAACTCCTTGCTGATGCTCTTCGTGCTGCTGGGTTTGAAGTATCTGGCGCATAAGAGGGGAATATATTTGAAACGAAAAGAAGGATTAACGTATCAAACAAAAAGCGATAGAAAAATCGTAAGATACGCAACGAAAGCAAGAATGGCAAAAGTAAATCCTAAAAACATTAAGATTTATGAGCGCTATCTTAAGAGTCGAATCATTCACAATTCTGATGTTAAAGATACTACTTATAAGGTTTACCACTCTTATATGAATATCTTCATGTGTTATATTGCAGAAGAATGGGATAATTTCTATCTTTTAGATGAAGATATGCTAGAAGATGAAATGATCGATGTAATGGAAGGTTATATGGCTTTCCTTGCCGATGAATGTGGTAATGGTAAAAAAGTCATTAACACTAAATTAAGTGCTGTATCCAGTTTCTACCTATGGGCAACTAAGCGAGGAATGATTCGAAGTCATCCTTTTGATGGAAAATTAGACCGTATTAAGAATGCTCAAGATGAAAAGAAGATTTCAGTTCACTTTTTACACGAAGACAAGATTAATCAAATTTATAAAACTCTTGAAGAAGAAGCAGAACCTGAGGGAGCAAGATATGATTATCAAGACAGATTGATTTGGGAGATTGCTTTTTATAGTGCTTGTCGTATTGGAGCATTGTATAACTTAAGTTTGTCTAATCTGAAACTTGATGAAAATAAGTTTGTCGACATTCGAGAAAAGCGAGGAAAGAGAGTGGAGGTTCCGTTCACAAATGAAACTAAGGAATTAATTAAGAAGTTCCTTAAGTGGCGTGAGGATAATGGAATTGATACAGATGCGTTCTTTGTTAATCGCCTAGGTGGTCATATGAGTAAACAAGCCATGTCAATCCGTATTCGCAAAATAGGAGAAATTGTTGGTGTTGGTGATTTCAGAGCTCACAGTATTCGTAAGAGTCGATTAAACCAAGTTGGGCAAAAGAATATTGAATTAGCTAAGCAATTAGCACACCACGAATCAATGGATACAACAGCACGCTTCTATATGGAAAAGAAGAGTGAAACAGCAACATTGAAAGAAATCGACGCATTGCTTTCAGAATAAAATATCCATTTTATAAAGTTGTAATTAATAATTTTATACTTTAAACCGCAGAAGAATGGTACAAACGCAAAATCATTTCTTTTAGGCGGGTGAAATATATTGGCAAGTAAAGAACTGTCAATAAAAGTTAAAGTTAACCTCCCAACAGCAGGGGAAATTGAAAATCAGATTCAACGTTCTCTTCGCGGGTTAAAGGATATTAAGGTTGACGCAAATGTAAAATTAAAAGTTGGCAAACTTGGCAATCTCAAACGCCAACTAAGAAATGCTCTTGGTAAAGAAAACTTTAGAGTAAACGCAAATGTTAAAGTACATGGAATGTCCGAATTAAATCGGGTGTCCAGTAAATTAAAAGAAATTAGACGTTTAGCAAATGAGCCAATTAAGTTAAACGTTGATATGGGTGGACATGATTTTGATAAGTCCATCGAAGAGGCACGGCGAAAAGCTAATAAAGAGTTAGAGAATGTTAGTCCTAGAAGTCACTATGCTCGAGCAGCGGTTGATGTGCAAAAGGAAATGCGTGCTCAACAACGTGCTATTGAAAAAGCACAACAAGAGTATTTAAGACTCCAAAATCAAGCTGCTAAGGCCAGTGACGAACGTATTCGACAAAATATACAACATTATGCTACTCAAGTTGCTAGACAACAAGAGCAAGCTGAAATGCAGTATAGACTAGCTGCAAATAAAGCTGGGTTAAGTAAGTCGGAAATTAGCGAAAATGTGCTTGGTTTTAGAGAACAGCCTAAAGCTCGCATGACTCTCAAGAACACTGAAATTGAACAACAGTTAAAAAGAGACGCAGAAGCCTTTAGGAGATACAAAAGTGCATTAAATGACGTCACGAAAGCGCAAATGACCCTAGCAAAAGGTGGCTTAGGTGACAATGTATTTGCCGAAGTTCAGAGACAAGCTGGGGCAGCAGAAAAAAAGGTACGATCTCTTGAAAGTGCTATAAGAAAAACAAAGTATGCATCTCAAGCATCAGATCTTAGAGAAGCTTCAGACGCAAGAATTAGAATGGCGCGAGCTCAAGCGGCAGATCGGGAAAATGTAAAGATACGTCGAGGTAGAAAATCTTCTGCTGGCATGATGAATACCTTAAACACTTGGGACGTATTACAAAATGGTATATATGGAGCCGCTGCTGTTGTAAATGGTTTAAATGAAGTTGATAAGGCCATTACAAAAGTTACAAAAGTTGTTCCCGACAGTCAAGCAGCAGTAAATAGATGGAAGAAGAATATCTATAAGGATGCTTCAGAAGTTGGTAAGACTGCTCCAGAATTTGCTGCCGCTGTAGAACAATGGGCAACAGCTGGATATAATCTTAAACAATCAAATCGTCTTGCAAAGGCGTCAGTTATGGGTTCTTTCGTTGGTGAAGTGCCTGTAGAAGACATGGTTAAGTATATGTCTGTTCCAATGAAAGCTTTCCAAAAGGAAGGTATTAAATCGAAAGACATTATTAACGCAATGAACCAAGTTTCTAACAAACATGCCATTGAAATGAATGACTTGGGGGCTGCATATCAGAAAGCTAGTTCAACAGTTGGTGCTACTGGAACTAAGTTCTCACAACTAACAGGTATTATTACAGCTGCTCAAGAAGGTACTCGTGCGGGTGGAGATATGATTGGAACCGCATATAAGACGATTGGCTCACGTCTTGCTAAGATGGGTACTGGATTAACAAAGCAGGATCAAACCCGTGCAGCGTTCTTTAAGAAGTTGGGTGTTGATTTAACTGACAGCAATGGAAAGTTGAAATCTACTTGGCAAATTATGGATCAGTTAGGTAAGCAATGGGATAAGTTAGATAGTAAAGACAAGAATACAGCAGCTCAATATGCCGCTGGAGCGAACCATGCTAACATTTTCCAAGCTACGATGGATAATTGGAAAATCGCACGTAAAGCCATGAAAGAAGCACAAGCTCAGGTTGATTTAAAAGATAAAGATCATGGTTCTGCATATCAAGAATTTGAAAAACAGAAACAATCAATCGAATTCCAACTAGCTTCATTAAAGAATACATGGATGTCCTTCTTAAACAATATATCTGGTGGTAGAGAAGGGATTTCCCAAATTCTTCAAAGCCTTAATGGAATAGGATCTGTTGCAGATAAACTTGCTTCAAATAAGCTATTCTCGCAAGCTATTAGATGGGGTGCAATCACTGCTGGTATAGTTATGGCACGAAACGCTATAACGGGAATGGTTAAAAGCTTTGCAAGTATTGGAAATGCTGGAAAGGGAATTGAGGGTCTTAAATCTAGATTCACCAATGTTGGAAGTTCTGTTTCTGAATTAAGGGCAAAAATTCGTGAATTAAGAGCAGAATTAGATGGCTTAAACGCCAAAGGTTTTAAGTCAAAAACAAAGCTAGATAGAGATGCAAAAGGAAGAACCAAGGGAGAGTATACAGGTAAAGACGTAGGTTTAATTAAATACTCTATTCCAGAGAATAACGTCCTCCAAACTAGACGTGGAGCCCGAAGACAATATGGTCTATCTAAGAAGTATCCAACTCATTTTGCTCCAAAGGAACTTGCAAAAGAAAATGAAGATTTAGCAAAATCATATTCAAATGTTACTCCTGCAATTAGTAGAGCAGAACAAAAACTAAAAGATACCAATGGGACTCTTTCTAAAGGTAGTAAAGCTACTACAAAATTTAGTAAGGCTATGGGCGTAGCTGGAAGTGTTATGGGAGTAATTGGTAGTGGACTCGGTATCGTTGGACTAGGCATTGATGCGATTACTATTGCGTCAGGAGCCTTAGAAATGATGGGTGTTCATCCATGGGAGCTTATCCGAAAGGCAATTAAACCGGCCCAGGCTAATGCTGAAGCATTTAGTAAATCTATGCAGAAAATTCATTCCGATATTGGAAATGTTAATTCTGGATTAAAAGACAATGTGCTATTTAACGGTACTGCTGAAAAGTCGAAAAAGAGTCTTTCGGGATTAGACAAAGTCTTAAAAGGCGTCACAGATGGTTCTAATCAATTGAGCAAAGGTGACTGGAAAAACTTCAAGGATAGCTTTAACGCAATTTCAAAGGCTAATGGACTTGGAATTAGAGCATATTCAAATAATGTTGAAGTCTTAAAAGGTCAAATGACAGATCTTAAGAATGCTATTCATGATGTTAACTTGGAACAACTAAAGTCGGGTTCAAGAGAACTAGATAAGCTTGATAAGACTGGTAAAAAAATTAATAGTCAAAAGACATTAAATGACTTACTCAAGACTAATAATGATTATCTAAAAAAATCTAAGGAATTAGAGCAAGAGCGAGACAATGCTAATAACGGGGTTACAAATAGTGCTCAAGCCAAGAAGAATAATGATAAATATGAGCACAAGTTAGCAGCTTTACGTGGCTCTGCAATTCGTAAAGAAATGGGTTCCGCTGCGTACCAAGAGTGGGCTCAACAATATCAAGACTATGGTGACTCTGTAAGAAAACAATATGGTGAATTAGCATCGATCCTTGATTCTGGTATATTCAAGAAGACAGACTTTAATATGATGTCTTCAAATGAATTGCGGAAGATGGGAACTGCTCAAACTATGAATCTGCAAAATGCAGCTAGAGCAAATAAAATTTGGAATGATGTTAATAAGCAGTTAACTCAGAATAATAAATTAGGCAGTCAGCAAGGTAAGTTAACAAAAGAGCAACAGCAATATCTTTCTAAGAATGTTAAAGGACTTGAAGGTATTAGTCGTAACATGAGTAAGTGGACTGATGCTCAAAGAACAGCGTTCGATGAGTATGGTAAGACTGCGGCAAAGAATCTTAAGAATCAACAAAGTCGAATGATGGATATCCTTACGGCTCAAGGAATGTCAAAAAGTGCTGCTCAAAAACAAATTAATAAGCTTGACGGTACTGGTTCAGGATATATTAATGCTCTTGGGAACAATTACAATGCTCAGGCATTGTTGAATGTTGATCCTGATTATGCGGCGTTATATGGGAAAAAGTGGTTCCCACAGCTACAAGAGCAACAGCGGCAAATTCAAAATTACCAGAATAGAAAAGGAAAAAAGAATAGCGATACAATAGATGCATTTCTTGATCCGCAAACTGGGGTAATGAATACTGGTATGATCGCCAGAAGTCAGGCTGTTATGACCTATAACTCAAAGCGACAAAAACAATTCCAAAAGATGGGATTCATTGATGGCGATGGGAATATAAAATTCGATAAGGTATCAGACGCATTTGCTGGTGTTAAAGGTCGCGATAATCCAATGCAGCTTATTAGTTCATTAGCAGATGGTTCTATTAATAAGTTTAGTAAGCTGCATATTTCTGCAAACCAAGGCCATGGAAAGTTAACTAAGGATGTTAAAAGTGATATCAGAAACTTGGTGAAGAGTAAAGGAGCTGAAGCGGCAAGAAATTATATTAAAGGGTTACAAGCCGATAACGTCTTAGGAAAAGATGCAATGAATTACTATGATACTCTTGATCGCAAAGGTAATGAGACTAAGCGAACACCTAAGAGTCAGCGTAGTCAAAGAAAGCCATCAGGTTCTAGAAAATCTTCAGGGTCATCTAAAAAGAATTGGTACGACAAAGATGATGATGACCCAATGGCGAAACCATTATGGAAACGTAATGATACTAAACCATCATCAAGTCGTCATCGTGGTACATCGAAGCCTGATACTAAGAATCAACCTAGAACTTCTAAGAATCAGCAAAAAGCATTAGAGAAAGCGGCACAAGGTAAACAGCAGACCAAGAGTCCTAATTTAATACCTAATTTGCTTAAGAAATTAGGACTTATTACAGATGCGAAAGCTGATACTAAACCAAAAACAGCCAAGGATGTCGAAAAGAATCTTAAGGGCCGTAAGGTATCAGACAAAGAGCTTAAGAATGCTCAGGCGCTCCTTAAGAACAAGAAAGAGCAGAAAAAACTCGAAGATGATTTGAGGAAGAATGGGCAATTAAAGACTTCGAAACCATCTAGCTCCAATTCTAATAAAAAGAATTCATCAAAGAATAAGAAACAAGCCGAAAAGGAAGGGCGCGAAGAAGAGAAAGCCCGTCAAAAGGGTAGAGATAGTGCAAAGAAAACATCATCCAAGAAATCTAATTCTTCCAAAAAACAGAATCAAGAACAAAAAGATCTTGCCAAACAGTTAAATAAAGGCAAAGGAGTAAAAGTAAAACTTCAACCAGATGCTAAAAGTTTAACGAAGGGGTTGAAAAATCTTGGTGGTAAAAAAGGTACCAAGATTAAGTTACAACCAGATACAAAATCTCTTACAAAAGGCCTTAAAAACTTAGGCGGCAAAAAGGGTACTAAAATAAAACTTCAAGCCGACACGAAAAGTTTAACAAAAGATCTTAAGAATCTCGGTGGTAAAAAAGGCACTAAAGTCAAGTTACAAGCAGACACCAAGGGACTTACTAAGAGTCTTAAGAATCTAGGCGGTAAGAATGGAACAAAGGTTAAGCTTCAAGCTGATACTAAGTCTCTAACAAAGAGTTTATCTAATCTTGGTAAAGGTAAAGGGGTAAAGGTAAAGCTCCAAGCAGACACCAAAGGACTAGATAAGTCACTCAAAAGCCTAAAAGGGCTTAAAAAGTCTCAGAATATTAAGATTAATGTTTCTGGTAACGCTTCAAGTAAGATAAGTAAGATCAAGTCTTCTCTAAATGGGTTGAGTGGTAAGAGTAAGAATATCTCTATTAACGTTCGAGGTAATGCAGTTAGTCAGGTAAATAAAATAAAGTCTGCATTAAACGGGATAAAAGGTTCTAAGAATATCTCAATCAATGCCTCTGGTAACGCAGCCTCCTTTGCTTCCAAGGTTAAATCGTCACTAGCTGGAATCCATAATAAGCATGTAACCATTAGTGCTTCTGGAAATGCTGCATCGATGGCACAAAGAGCCTCCTCAGCAATTAATAGTATTCCGGCTAGTCATCAGACGAATATAACTGCTCATGATGGAGCTTCTCCGAAGGCAAATGCAGCTAAATCGGCAATTGAGAACATTCCCAAGAAACATAACACTCATATTAGTGTTACCGGAGACGGACAAGCTATAGCAAAAGCACACAGTGTAGCAGCCGCTATAAATAGTATTCCAAGTAGCAAGACAGTTACTATCAATGTTAATAAGAACGAAACTCACACCATTACAACAGAACATAAGTCTAAATCAATGGCTATTACCCCAGAAAATTCACAGCCAGTCAGTCCTATGACTTCTATGTCTGTCGTTGCAGGAAATACCGCTATGAATATGGCCGTAGATAATGGTGCTGCTAATATGGGTGTTGATACAAATTCTGCAACCAATGGCGACAAAGTAAGTGGAATTGCCACAACGGATCGTTCTGATTCTACCCAAAAAGTTAGCGAAGATTATTGGCGTTATATGGGAAATGAACTTTACACGGGCTTGCCACTTGACGAAAAAGTTCAGAACCTTGAAAATGCAGTAACCCAAGCTGACGAAGATATGGACAAGCTTATTAATCTATCAAAGCAGAGAATTGACTTAGATAATAAGCAAATCGCATATCAAAGAACTATGCAGGGCGCTTATCAGCAACAAATTACTGATGTCCTTAATGAATTGCATAAATATGGTTTCAAAACAAATGGTAATCAAATTACTAATCTGAACCATGCAAAAGATATTACAGGCGATAATGCAAGTAAGGTTGATGAATTACTTGGTAAATATCAAACCGCTTATCAAAACTTCTCAGAAGCTACTAAGAAGATTGACGAATTGCAAACTGATATTTGGCAACAAGGCAAGAATCAACAAGACTACAATAACACTAAAGACCAAAAGATGGTTGAAAAGTTACAACGTGAATTAGAGCTTGTGACTACTGCTATTGATAATCAGAAAAATATTCTTGAACGTGAAGGCAACTCGCTAGAAGATAGTGATTATCGCATGAAGTTAAAGAATAATTCTGATCAGATTTATGCTAAGTCCGAGGCGGTTCAACAGTTGTTAGCTGAATTTAATCAATTGAGCATTGCCAACTTTGTTGGTACAAAAGACGCTGACAATGCAAAGAATTTAGCTGATTCATTAAGTCAAATTCGTGATGCGATCATGGAAAACCTTGATTCTATTGATGAATTAAAGAAGAGTATTCGGGATATTCAACTTAATTCTATTATTGAAAGCCTGTCTAAGTACACCGACAATCTTAGCAATAGTATTGATCGGCTAAAGAACAATGTAACAAATCTTCAAGATGGGTTATTAAGTGGAACATCTTATAACGACCTTATGAGTAGTAATTTTGATGTTGTTAACCTTAATCAAAAATCTGCTTATGAGAAGAGTGTGGCCGATAAGATTTCATTAGAACGTCAATTGGATAGTGCTCTAGATCAATTCGCTAGAAAGAACGTTGATCGAACGGCACAAGTAGCCAATAATCAACTTCAAATTGAAGCACAAAAGTATAACGATATGCTTTCGATGGCAATTAACTATGCTAGAGGTACGCGTAATGAAGTTGGAGCTATTGATGTTAAATACAATGTATCTGTTGAATCTGACAAGATTGAAGTTCCTAACCTTACTCATAACCAAGAGTATGTACAGTCCTCAATTGCTTATCAGAAAGAAATGAATGAATTAAAGGCTGAGTACAACCGTTTAATGGGCAAAGCTAATACTGCTGAACAAAAAGAAGCAATTAATTCTGAAATGATCTATAAGCAATTAGAACTCCAGGAAAAAGTTTACAAGTCCATGATTGAAGCCGATCAAAAGGCGATCAATGATTTACGTGAACAAGCTAAGAATCCAGATATGACTACTGAACAGCTTAAAACGATAACCGACCAAATTACAGAGTATGAAAAGAATGTTATTGATGCCCAAAATAGCATTAAGGACGCTGTTAAGAATCGTTTTGAGTATGAAAAGTCTCTTATTGATAAGAAAATTGATGAGTATAAACGTGCTAGTGACACAATAAGTACTTTAGTAAGTATTGCTGACACACTCCATTTAGAGGGTTCAACCCAAGCCGCCATCATAAATCAGCAATATGCTTCTACTTATCGTGAGTACAACAATTACCTTGATTTACTTCAAAGACTTCGAAATGAATTATCTGGCTATGAAAAGAATTCCTACGAATACAACCAATTGAAGGCAATGATTGATGAATATCAAACTTCACTTGATAGCACAATGTCTTCGCTTATGGATATAAGTAAAAATGAGTTTGGCCAAACTCTTGACTCCATTCAAAAGGAATTTGAAAAGAGCGTTAACAAGGGAATGACTGCTGATCAGGCTAAGTTTGACCAAGATGTATGGTATAACCCCATGCAAAAAGAGCTTCGCCTTGAGGAAATGCGGTTAAAGATTGTTGAGTTGGAAGATAAGACGGTTGAAAAACGTATCGCTGCTCTCGATGCCCAAGAGAGAATGTCTAAAGCAGAAGCGGATTACGTTGATAAACAACTTGATTTGGCACTTGCACAACAAAAACTTGATAACACCATAAATAAAAAAGACGTTCGATACCTTGAAAAAGATAAGGACGGCAAATTTAACTGGACTTACATTGCAGATCAAGCAAATGTCGAAGAGGCACAAAGAGCTGTTAACTCTGCAAAACAAGCTCTTGAAGAGTCTAAGATTTCCAATCGAAATGACTACATTCAAAAAGTCAGTGAAACTATTAATAGTATCAAGGACGGTTCGATTAATCAGGAAGAGGCTCGGAAACGTCTCGAACAGTTAAACGATTCATATAAGTTTATTCTTAAAGATATTCCTACTTTTGATATTGCGAAAGTTGAGGATATCATCAAAGCCTACAATGACTATGAAAATAAGAATAGCGACATAATTAATGATTACAAACGAAGCGTTAAGCCGGAGATAACACAAGGCTACGAAACAATCGTTAAAGGGTTTGGAGATCAGTTTAAAGCTGTATCAAAAGATCTAGGCGAAATTTTCGGAAAGCAGTTAAGAGAAGCGCTTAATCTACCAAATGGTATTCGGAATGCATATGGTGATGGAAATGATAAATCGCTAGTTATAAACGGTGATCTCAAACTCGAATTACCTAATGTTAAGGACGCCAATGATTTTGCGGAAGCTCTTAAGACATTACCTCAAGTAGCAAAACAATACGCAACAAAGAAAATGTAATCGATTTGACCGAGGTTAAAACCTTGGTTGTACATAACTTCTTATTCATTTTCTATAAAAGGTATGTCATCATATTAAAGACACTTATCTAATGGAGGAATTGAAATGAATAAAGTAAAAGTGTTTATTGTAAATCATAAACTTATTACTGTCGTATGTTTCTTTATTTTGATATATGCGATAGCAGGTGGACTATACTTAGCTGATCAACATAGAAAACAACAGGAATTTTATGATGAACACCCCTTAGTTAATAAGGTTTATAAGTCTCATGTCTTAGAGAAGCCAGCTGAGGGTGATTGGACTACTACAGACTCGTACTATATTTTTGGAAATAATGAATATAGAGATAAAGTTATTGAAATTTTCCAAGATGAGGGAGGGTTGAAGAGAGTAAAAGAAATAATGAATGATGAAAATGAATATAAGAAAGAATTTGAGTCTAATACCTCTGAAAAATATATAGTTGAAGATGGAAATAAATTAATCATTGGTGATAATCCCGAAAATGTTTATTCTCACCAAGTAAAAGATGGTGAGAACTGGGTTGGTACGTATAATCCAGACAATAAAAACGAAGAAATGCCAGGTGAGATTCATAAAACAACACCAGTTAACATAAATTAATCAATAACATAAACATATTTAATTTAACCAAGATTTACTTCTTGGTTGTACATATCAAAAATAAAAAGAAAGGAGCTGAATTGGTTGACGCAACCAATACTAAATCAGGCGTCTAATTACGATGCGAAGAATTCATATACATTCACGTTTACGTATTTGGGCGCAGAGCATACGACAACGAATACATTATCAATTCGTGAAGATGGACCGGGAACAAAACCTGTCTATGAAAAGGATCAAGTGTCGCTAGATAAAAACCACATTTTACCAGCAAAAACTCTGAACAATGGTACGGCATATCTAGCAAAAGTTCGCGTTAAACTCAAAGATGGCTATTCTGAGTGGTCACCAGAGATTAAATTTACGTGTTATACAACACCACGAATTCTATTTGATACGATTGACCAACATCAATTTATCTATACGAATGATGTATTAATGTCGGCTATTTATACGCAAGCACAAAATGAGCCTGTTACGTCATATCAATATACTCTTTACGATCAAAGACATGTTACTTTAGTTAAATATCCAATTCGGAAGCCAGAAAGAAATTCACCAACAAGATTTTCAGAACGTGTTTCAAATATAAAAAAAGGTAAATTATATTACATTGGATTGAAGGTAGTAACAGAGCACGGAATTATTTATGAGCAACTTCAAGAGTTTACTGCTCAATATATTACGCCATCTGTATCGGGTATTATTCAGCCAACAATGAATAAAGATGACGGACAAATAGTTGTTGACCTTTTCCTAAAACAATTGTTAGGAACGTCAGCTCGTGCTTACATTCCTCATCGTAAAAATGATAATGCTGATAACTATACATATTGGAAAGATGATTATGTCTTTGTCCCAAAAGAAAACCCTTTGATTTATACCAAGTTAGCGATGGCGAAAGCGAGTGATTGGATCGGAAAGTTCTGGGTAATGAATGTTCAGAATGGATTATTCCTAGACTTCTCGCCAGCCGAAGATAGAGGACAGCATATAAAGTTCTATAAACATGATGATTATATTACCTGTGAAAAAGAATTTGGACAGATTAAATCCAGGACACGGTCTAATGTAATTAAGGATTTAAAACTGCGTCCTTTCTATATGTTTGTATATGTTAAGGAATATCGAGTTGAAATAAAGATAGTTCCTGATCAGACATTCAAAGATGATGATTGGAATGAAGAGTTATCCAAAGAAGAATTGTCTCAGTACGGTGAAATAACTAAAGAAACTCAACAAATGATAGATGCAGCAGAAGCGAAAATTAACGCTGCAAGACAAAGGCTTCAACAAATCCACGATGAACATTGGCAACAATACATCACCAAGGTAGAGCAAGCAATATCAGACGCTAGAGCACGTATTTTAGGGCAAAATGAACTACGCGATCGAGTGATGGAAATTGACGACCAATATTGGGACTACTTTGAAAATACTGAAATGGTCAACTACTGGAAAGAATTAGCAAAGGCGGAACGTGAGTCTGAAGCCAAGTATGAAATCTATCGTACCGAATATGAGCAAAGAATTAATGAAACTTTATCAGAAATTAAAAGTGGTGCTATGACGCTTGATGATGGACGTTTGAAGTTAACTCAATATAGCCTTGTGTATAGCTTTATTTTGCGTGAAGTCATTGATTTTAACGATACGAAGCTAACATTAGATGGACTTCAAGAGCTCTACGATGAATATTTACAAAAATATAAATAGTAAAGAGGTGAGAGTTTTTGATTATAGGTGTCGATTATTTTAATTATGGATTTGACCAACAATTTTATGATACTCCTATTCCAACTTCTGAGATTGACGAGGTTATGATGGGGGCCGGAATGTATGATGAAATGTTCATTAGTGTGGATACAACTTTAGATGATTCACAAACCAAACCAGCTCAATGGAATCTGAAAACTATTATGGACGCTAAGTTTAATAATTCTCTTGAAGCTGGGAGTATTGACGGAGCTGGTCATATTGTCACCAAAATACAATGTTATCGTCGAGAATACATGAGCACGAATACGGATTGGCAATTAGTAGCGCAATTTGATTATGATGACCATTATAACCTTTATACGGTAGTTGATAGATTCATTGAAAATGGCAAAACATATGAATATGCAGTTGTTCCATTAGCCAATGAAATTCAAGGTGACTTACAAGTTGGCCCACCAATTGATAGCAAGTTTTATGGCTCCTTTATTTCTAATCTAGGTTCGAATTATTCAATGAACATCGACTTCAAGTTCTCGGATTTAGTTTGGAATTCTAACACGAGTACCAGTGTGCCGCTTAATGGTCAATATCCAATAGTGACGTTTGGAAATGCAAACTATCGAACTGGTACAGTTTCGTTCTTACCACTTACTCCGCAACAAGAATTTGGTTATGAAAACGAAATTGATCCACACGCCGAATACATTAATAGAACTAATGTTATTGACTTCCTTAATGATGGACAAACAAAGGTAATTCGTCGTGAAGATGGAGATATTATTGTTTGTGCAACACATAATATTAAAACTACTCCGAAAGATGAAAGTCTTGAAGCTATTTCTACGGTAACATTTGATTTCACTGAAATAGGTAAATTAGATTACAACACCATGGAAAAAGCGGGATTAATTGCTGATGCAGGTAAATCTGTCTACACATACGATGAAGATGGGAATATTAAGTGGAATCAGGAATATATTGCTGAAGATGGTTCTATTCAATCTAGAACTAGATATAGAAATTCATTCTTATATGAACGAGACAATTTAAAGTAAGAGGGATAAAGTATGCCACTGAAATACAAAAAGCCCAATTACAATGAAACGTTATCGAATATTGTAAATGGACTTGAAGAAAAAGTAAGTGGTCGAGCAGCAAGTGTTTTACGACAACCAATTCGCAACCTTCAAACAACTATTCAAGTGTTGGATAATGATGGCTCCATAATTGATACTATTACTGGAAAAACAACTGGTGGAACTATTAATTATGATGCAACTTCATTGATACGACGAACGGGAACTTTGAAGATGGTTGTTGATCCTTCATATATGCCAAACAACAAAAGTGTTTTTTGGTTCGATAAGAAGTTTAGAGTCTATCAAGGAGTTGTTGATTTATCTCGTTTCCCCAGAGAGGCAGTTAACTTTTTGCTAGGAACGTTTTGGGTTAACGAATCCTCTCTACGTTTTGATAAAACAACACGTGAAATATCAGTTACATTAGCTGACAAAATGACCTTATGGGACGGCCAAGGACTAGAAAATAAACTGAAAATAAAGCGTGGAACTCCTATGAGTGATGCTATTAGGGGAATCATGGAATTAGTGGGAGAAACAGATTTTGGGTATATGTACACCAGTAATGGTGAAGAAATACTTCAGTACGATTACGAAAAGGAACCGGGAACTTCAATCAATGATATCATTGAAGACTTTCGTGATATGTACATGGATTTTATCTGTGGATATAATTCTCTTGGTCAATTTGAGTATCGGAAGTTGCCTATTCAAAAGGAAGAAGAAATTCCTAGGCCTAAATGGGAATTTGATGCAACTTCACAAGATAGAGCAGATCTCACCTTATCATTTCAAGAAAGCTACGACTTAAAGAATGTTAAGAACAGATTTGTTGTTATTGGGTCCACATCAACCAAAACAGGCTATACACCTAAAGGTTCAGTAAAAATTACTGATACAAATAGCGAGTTTAATATAGATGCTATCGGAACTAGAACAAAAGTTATCCAAAATAGTGATCTAACAAATGATCTACAGTGTGTATCTCAAGCACGATATGAAATGTGGAAAGCTGCACACTTCCAAGAAAAAGTAAGCATTGATGTTTCTCCAGTTTACTTCTTGCAACCCAATGATATTATTCTGGTCACCAATCCTGTAACAAAAAAAGTATATCAGTACATGATTGATACTATTCAAATTGACTTAGCTGTCGATGGAATTATGTCAATTGACGCTCATAAAATGTACTTTGTTAAGCCGGATTATGGTGAGGCAGATATGCCAATTGTGGCGGCTATCAAAAATAGTATCAATAAATTAGGCTGGTTGTCACTTCCAGAAGAAAGAATTAAGGATACGTATGGTATTTCCGCCGATGGAAAGAATTACTTGAGTATACGATTCGTCGTTGATGAAGAAGGTGGATGGCAAGCAGAAACAACTGCGTATAACACCTCCAGAAATCAAACATTAGAAATTGACCTTCGAGATTTTGAAAAGCTCAATCTTAAGGATGAAAATGGTGACGTTGGTAGATCTAAAGGTGATTATGCAGATCGTGTACTCGGACATGAAATGTTTCATGCAGTATGTAACGATTTCTATGGTGCTGTTAAAACGATGGATATGCCTGTGTGGTTCAAAGAAGGCTTTGCGGAATTGCTTCATGGTGGAAAAGATCGTTATGTAACGATAACGGGATTTGAAAACAGGGAAGCTAAGAAGCAAGCATTAATTAAGCGAGCTAGAAACCAACTAAACGGAACATGGGAGAGTACATCAGATGACTATGTAGCCGCGTATCTTATTGCTTGTGCTATGTATTATTTGGCTGGAGACTTAAAAGGTATTCATGACATGTTTCAGCGACTAGAAAAAGAAAGTAACTTAAATTTGAACTTTCTGTACAAAGCATTACCTATTACTGAATCGGCAGGTCAAATCTTCGATAAGGTAATTGATGAAATGCAAAAGATGTCAATTTGGGATTTCTTAAATGACCCCACAGATGTAGACACATGTTCTATTGGTGGAAATCATATGCTTAATCTATATGGCAGACCGCTTAGTCCAGAAGATGTGTTTAACAATCAGACGGCAACAACTGATTCATTAGGATTCAAAATTAAGTTTGACGAGTAGATTTTATTGAGGAGGACATTAATACATATGAGAGGAAGTTGTATTAAATGTCGAGATCTACTTTTCCGCAAAAGATAGATGTATTTAGAGAATTATTTGATCTTCCGGCAAATCAAGTTGCAAATGCACTAGAATTGCAGAGATTAAAACAAAAGACAACACTAACAAATGATGAACAAAACCAAATTTCCGCATTAAGCGCCCAACTACAAGATTATATGATTACGCCTGAAACCATGAATAAACTTCAGGACGCAATTGTAGAAATCGAAACATTCTTTGATGGGAATGTAAGAAAGTACATCCTTGAAAAGCAGAAAGAATGGGATACCTATGTCAATGATTTTGATTATATAGGCGAATGGGACGCAACGAAGAAGTTTAAGAAACATAATCTTATAACATATCAAGGTGCGCTATATATTGTTACAAAAGATGTGGTAGCGGATAGGCAACATACACCAGATAATGATTCCGATCATTATAGAAGAGCATCTAGTAAGGGTGACAAGGGTGATATAGGATTAAATGCTATTTTTAAAGGGGAATGGAATGGGGCTACTAGCTATAAGGCTGGTGATGCCGTGTCCGTTCGTGAAGGTCAAAGTTGGCGCCCGTTAGATTTAGTGTTTATTGCTAAAAAAGATAATCAAGGTCAAAAGCCAACTATAGGTGCTGCAAGTGATTATTGGTTCCCATATCATAATTTAATTGTTGTTCCTAAAGAATATGCTAACTATAAATTTCATCCAGATATTCATCGAATTCAAATAGTTGATTAGGGGTGGAAGAATGGAAGTTAGCGAACAACAAAAAGGATTATTAGAAGCCATGCGAACAATAGCTCAGCATGAAGCACAACGTAATTCAGGACCTCAATTTCAAACTGGTGTTGTGGTGGAAGACCCTGCCGGATATAAATGTATTGTTAGAGTGAATGACACTGAAAAAACATGTACATTACCAGAACACTTACATGATTGGGTAAGTAAAGATGATATAGTTCAAATTTGCGATATGTATGGGAATGGTGCTGAGCTAATTGTCACTGGATCTTCTGGATCAACAAGAAAGAAAACATTGGTTGTTAACGATGAAGATAAAGATAAGTTAACTGGTGGCGTTACTAAATTTGCAGATGATAGTGGAAATTTAACCGATAATACACTAACGCTAGAGTAGAGAGAGGGTATTAAATGGCTGTAAAGAGAGCAAAATATTTAGTTGCAGATGATGAATATCATTTCGTAACGGACGACAAGGCTCTTAGAGTCCTAGATTCAAATAATAATGAAATTGGAACGTTTAGAGAATTAGGCTTTGAGGGAAAGCTAATCACAAGCGGTGATTATAGAGACATAAAACATACTGGAGTATACCGAATCAAAGGAGTAGGAGGTTTACCCGGAAACATTCCAGGAGACAAGGAATCCATTCTGACAGTTACATCGATTGGTGATCAGGGTAATCCAGAATTAACCTTTTATAAGGTAATTAGTCCTAACGGAGTAATTTTAGAAAATACTGTCTCACGGAGTAATCAGTCTGGATGGGGATCTGGTGGTGTTGATTTACGAAATACCATTACAAGTATTAACAATATTATTGGGGATATTTCAAAACTTCAGACAGATTCCAAGAATATGACTGGGGCAATTAATGAGTTAAATTCCAAAATAAATAATGTATCTGGTAACTCACAAAGTGGGTTGGAAAGCTTAAAAAAAGATAGCGACAATAGATATTTGTTCAAGTGGGGAGATACGGTTAATGGTGATCTTTCAATTAAGTTTGGAGCGAAATACAAACTTCGAGGTAAGAATGGTCATGACTACAATTTAGCCTCTATTGACGACAATAATAATATCCATATTGGCGATGCAGACACTAACTTACATTTTTGGGGTAATGATAATCCTACTTTTAATGGTAAAAAGATATTTACAGAAGCTAATGTAGGTAGTGGATCGGGGTTAGATGCTGATAAGCTTGATGGAATTGATAGTTCAGGTTTCTTAAAGACTAATAGCGATGATACTAAGTATAGCGGTCTTCGAATGGATAAACGGAATATTCATTTCAATATTAAAGATGGTGAAAATACAGAAACAGGATTAGTTTTTGATAAGAATAATAAGTGGACTGCTAAAGTTGTTGCAACCGATATTGGTGATGTCCATATTCAAACAGGTGGTAAAGAGTATAAATATCCTCCATTTACATTTAATCAAGATCGTAATTTTGTTCAATATGGTGGTATGCACGTTATTCGAGCCAATGAGCCACAAATTAATTTTCAGACATTTGATGAAAAAACTGGAAACTTTGATAAAGGAGTAGGTTTTTTCAAGCCAACATGGGATCAAGGATCATTAGCTGTTGGTAACTGGAATACTTCTGAGGTCGTCGCACAATTTGCTGTCGGGGCTAATCATGAAGCAGTTAAGCTTAATCATTCTCCCTACATCGGTGATCATAATAGAAGATTATTTATGCAAGACGAACAGCCCAGCGGAGATATTCCCGTAGGATCAGTTTGGATTGGTATTTAGGGGGTGATTATAAATGCCATTTGTAAAATATAGAGGAGCCAATGGAGAGTGGATTAAACTTGGTGGTGGAAACGTTCGTGTGTCTAATGGACATATATGGATTCCACCACGTGCAAGAATTTGGAATGGTCATGAGTGGTTGAACCTACTGGAGGAGCGTAAAATTACGACATGGGAATGTACCGGTGTACAGTCGTTCTGGTCATGGGGAGCTGCTAAAGGATGGTCGGCTTTAGTTAGACCAGATCGTCCAACACAAGGCTGCTACCGTCCGTATCATGACTCCTATGATTGGGGCGATGAAAGCGCGCAAATCTACTTTGACTGGGGTAATATTCAAAATACACTTCGAGGAGCTAAAATAGATAAAGTCGAAATTTATATGCATTGTCTTCACTCCATGAATTATAACGGTGGACAAGGAGTATTCGGACTCCACAATGCACCGGGGTGGCAATCTAAGTACTCTGAAACCAATTTTGGAGTTGCTCGCGCATGGTATAGCAGAAGAGACCAGGGACAATGGATAACACTTCCAAATTGGGTTGGAGATAATTTTAGAGACGGTAGTGTTAAAGGAATTACATGTCGCGCCGGAGATACATCTGGAGTTAGATACTTATGGTATGCAGGCTCAGCGGACGGTTGGAAAAAACCTAAGATTCGAATTACTTATTTAAAATAAAGCATACAATATTTTTGTTGTGTGTTATCATATTTATATAGTCACAACGAAAATACAAAAAACATTAGAATTGAGGAGCCGAATGAGAAAAAGAAGAACACCTGAACAGTATGTTGAAGACGTTAAAGCGGTACATGGTGAAAAATATAAAATTACTACACCTTTCATCAATATGAAGACAAAAGTAATGGTTTTATGTAATGCTTGCGGTTATGAGTGGTTAGTAGAGCCAAGCAGTCTCTTGAAAGGTTATGGTTGTCGCAAATGTGGTATACAAAATAGGAAACCTCGTAAAACAAATGACGAATTCTGTTCTCAAGTAAAGAATTTATGGGGAAATGAATATGTGTTTCTAGATAACTATGTTAATGCAACAACCCAAATTAGGTGTCTTCATTCTACATGCGGCACCATTTGGAAGGTTACTCCTAAGAGTTTTCTTCATAATAAAAAGGGTGGCTGCCCAACTTGTGCTCATGGTAAATCTCAGCAAGAATTCACAAAAGAAATAAAGAATCTAGTTGGGGACGAATATTCTTTCATAGAAGCGTATATAGGAGATAGTTCTAAAATTTTATGTCGTCACAATATTTGTGGACATGAATGGAAAACTAAACCCAACACATTTTTAAATGGGAGTAGGTGCCCAAACTGCTTCGGCTCAAAAAGAAAAAGTACAATTCAATTTCAAAATGAGCTCGATCAACTTTATCCGGGAGAGTATGAAGTTTTAGGTGAATATCAAACTGCACATACCAAAATAAAGGTTCGTCATATTCCCTGTGATTATACCTGGGAGACTAAGCCTAATGCAATATTGAGTAAAAAGAGATGTTCGCGGTGCTCTATGCGAAAGCAAGTTGAGCGACAAACTAGACCGTATGACGATTTTATGCGAGAGGTACGGCAAAAATATGGTAACGCTTATATTGTAGATAATTATCAAGGGCGCCATAAAAAACTTAAGGTGACTCATAAAGAATGTGGTTATTTATGGGAAACATATGGTAGTACTTTGCTCTCAGGCATTGGGTGTCCTCGTTGTGCAGGTATCATAAAAACATCGGATGACTTTATAACTCAGGTATCGGCATTGGTAGGGAGGGAGTATAGAGTAGTAGGCGAGTATTCAAAGATGGGTGAAAAAGTAAAAATAAAACACGAAAAATGTGGTTATTTATGGCAAGTTACTCCGATGAATTTTATACGTGGAACCAGATGTCCAAGATGTAGAAAATCCCACGGGGAATTAGCTATTGAAGCTTGGCTAAATAGTAAAAACTATGGCTATATTCCTCAGAAGAAATTTGCAGACTGTAAAGATCAGCGTTCACTCCCATTTGATTTTTATCTTCCCGATTATAATTTGGTCATTGAGTATGATGGAAGACAGCATTTTCAGAGTTGCGATTATTTTGGTGGAGAGGAAAAATTTAATCTCCAACACAAACATGATTTAATCAAAAACAAATACTGCGAAGATAATAATATTAATCTACTTCGTATTCCTTACACAATAAAAGGTGGTGCAATTGGCGAGACTATTCAAGCCAAATTAGATGAATTAACTAAACTAGACTCTATTGCCTAGTACATTAACAATTAAATAGCTATTTGATTTTAAGGAGGAAACTTCTAAGGAGGACGAATAAATACTCGAAAGGAGCAATTTATTTTGTTCAAGAAGTTTCTAAAGAAGATGTTAATGGTAGCAGCAACTATCATTATGGTTGCCCCTGTATTATCAGGGGTCGCAAGTGCAGATGGTCGATCGTATGGGCCTGATCTCTCAAAATATCAAGGTGCATATACAAATAAGCCATATGCACGTGATCAATTCGCAATTTCACAAGTTGGTGGATACGCAAATGGTTATTTCTATGACCAATGGACGTATCCAACACAAATTAGTTCAGGTATTGCTAATGGGTTGAGAATGCACACTTATATTTGGTATCAAGTTGGTGGAAATGCTCAATTGGGGAAGCAGGTTGTAGATCATTTTCTACCAAAGATCCAAGCGCCTAAGGGGTCGATCATTGCATTAGATTATGAAGATGGAGCATCTTGGGACAAGAATGCTAACACAGAAGCTATTTTAGCTGGTATGCGTGAAATTAAGGCTGCGGGATACGAGCCGATGTATTACTCATACAAGCCATATACCCTGGCTCACGTTGACTATAATCGTATTATTGCTGAATTCCCTAACTCTGGATGGATTGCAGCATACCCAGATTACAATGTTCGTACAGAACCATACTGGGGTGTATTCCCTTCACTTCCAGGAATTAGTATCTACCAATTTACTAGCACGTATCGTGCTGGCGGTTTAGACGGTAATATTTCATTAGCACCTAATGGTCGTGACATTACTATGAGCGGTTACACTAATGGAAATTCACAAAAGCCAAAGACTGAAACTCCTGCAACTGAACAAGGTAAGCAAATTCATAAGGATACTCATAACTACACTGTAAAGCCAAATGATAGTTGGTGGGCAATAGCAAATCGTTATGGCATGGAAATGAACGCCTTAGCACAATTGAATGGCAAGACCATTAATGATGTAATTCACCCAGGACAGGTTATTCGTGTTGCTGATAAGGGAGAAGGTCAATCTGTTTCAAACAAGGTTAACACTACTCCCGCACAACCAAAGCCAGTGCAACCAGCAAATAACACTCAATATTACACTGTTAGATACAACGACTCATTCTGGTCCATTGCGAACAAGTATGGCATGAATATGTACACACTTGCTGCTAATAATGGATTAAGCATTAACTCAGTTATTTACCCTGGGCAACGTTTAAAGGTGAGTGGTAACGCACAAGCAACTCAAAAGGTTCACTACGTAAAATATGGTGAAACTTTATCTGGAATTGCTGCACAGATGAATACGTCTGTATCTCACTTGCAAGCGGTCAACGGTATTCGGAATGCTAACTACATTTGGGTCGGTCAAAGAATTGTTGCATAACATAATTTTATAAAACATGGGTTTTATAAACTTTTGTAGAGTCGAGAACTCAATATTCACGGCTCTATGTACATAAATATATTTATACTAATCCACCAATTAGTAGTTAAGGAGGAAAAATTAATTACTCATGAGGTGAAGTAAAGATATGAAATACTTAACAACATATCTTGATGACGAAATTAATTTCAAATTTGGCAACAATGGATCAATTATTGAATTGAAAGCCGTTGATGACCATGCAGTAATGAGTTTCTCTAATGAAGAAAAACTCCTCATTCGTATTAAGAATGAGGAATCATATATCAAAACGGTGCCTGTTACTGCCGAACGTAAGATTATTCAACTCCATACCAAGTTATTAAAAGACCTAACGGTAGGTCAGTACGATGTTGAGTTATGGCAAGGCGAAGGTGACGATCAAGTTATCTATCCTGACGAAGGATTCCTTAAATTAAAGATTCATGGCAACGCATCACAAATTGATGGTAGCTTGGTTTCTTCTATTACTCTTGCTGATTTTGAAAAGAAGTTTAATGGACTAGCTCAAAAGATTGAGGATAAATTAGAGAAATTACCAGATATCGACGGGAAGAATATTAGCATCGATGTGAAAGTAGTTGATGGCAACCTTTGTATTAACGGCAAGGATACAGGAATTAACCTAACTGCCAAGAATGGTAGAGACGGAAGAGATGGACATACGCCAGAAATCACTGTATCAGATGCAGGTACACTTGTTGTTGATGGAATTGACACTAATAAATCTTTAATCGGTCCTAGAGGTGAGAATGGACTTCCGGGTAAGGATGGAGTTGCTGGTCAAGATGGTAAATCTGCCTATGAGATAGCTATCACAAACGGATTTACGGGAACTGAACCTGAATGGCTAGAATCTCTTAAAGGACGAGACGGACATGATGGTAAAGATGCAAA